TTACAAAAGACACGAATTCAAATCTTGGTCAAATGATGGGTACTATTGGCAATCAGCTAGATGCAGTAGATCCACAGCAAACGAACTTAGCTAATCAATTTGCAGTTAGTACCGCAACAGGAACTGCTTTAGACAATCATGGTAAAGATTGGGGAGTCCCAAGACGTTTAAATGAAAGTGATGCTAACTACCGGACTAGAATATTGGCTGTTTTACCTATTTATACAGGTGGTCCAACAGTCGCAAATATTAGTCAAATCGTTCAGAACTTTACTGGATTTGCACCGACCATTATCGAATACGGACCTCAAAGTTTTACGATGGGTGTATCTCCAATGGGAAATTTTGTGTTTGGAGGATATGACGTATTTACTTTTCAAGTAATAGTAAATAATCCTAACAACGTCCCTTATATTCGAGCTGATTTACAAAATGCAGTAAATAGTGCCAAGCCTGCTAGGTCTTCTGCTCTATTCGTCCATTCAGGAGGAGTATAATTTATGACAATGAATATTAGTTTTTATGATGGTGTTAAATACACTAGGACAGCCTTTCTAAATCGTGATAAAGACTTTTTCGGTAATGGGGTTGTTCAATCTACTCATTTTCCAACAACCTTAACTGGCAATGATATGAAGATTAATATTGGAGCAGGGGTTGCTTGGGTAGATGGATATAGAATTGAAAATGATACTGCTACTATTCAGTTAACAGTAACAGCATCAAATCCCACTTTACCTCGTATCGATATTATCCAAATAGGTCATGATGATGTAAATTCATTACCTTCATTAGTGATAAAACAAGGGGTAGCAAGTGCTTCTCCTGTAGAACCAGGAGCCGATATAGGTTATGTAAAACTCTATGCAATTAGTGTAGGAGCTAACGTAACTAAAATAATTAGTGGGAACATTACTGACAGACGTAATCTTGTTCCATTAAATGTATCTGGTACACAGATTTCATTCGCAGGTGCTATGTCAAGTACACCAACTCAAGTTACTAGTGGTGATTGGAATAGTTTAAAAATACAAGGTACTTATGCTGTTACGGTCGCTAACTTAACTAGTGCACCGAATACAACTGATACATTTCATCTTCTTGTAATAACTGACGGAGCTAATGGGATTACTCAATTAGCATATGGAAGAAGTAACCCTAACCTTTTATTTGAACGAAGTTCCCTTGATGGAGGTACTACATGGAGTTCTTCTTGGACTAGTTTTTCCAAAAACCTTCCAAACGGTGTAGCACCATTAGATGTAAATATAAAAGTACCTTTATCTAATCTATATACTGGTTCAGGAAAAGGTTTTGATGCAGATATGCTAGATGGCTTACATGCTGATGGAGTTGTTGGTCAACGCATTCAGTTAAATGCACCTGCTCAAGACCAATATTGGTTAGTCGGAACATTACCTGCTTCTCAATCGACCACATTTGATAAATTGATTATCGAATTCCAAGGTGGTCCAGATTGGGATTCAACCGTTTTAATTAACGATTGGATTATGTTCGGAAATAGGGATACAGGAAGCGGAAATTCAAGTAAATTTAACTACCAATATATGCAAGAAGGTAACGATCCAATTAACTCTCGACAGAATTTAAGAGTTATAGCTTACAAGCAAGTGGATGGAAGTATCAATGTTTACTTAAGAGGATTAGCATCAAAAAGTGCTATTGCTATTGTCGCTGCTTACGGTGCTTCTTTATCAAGTCAACAAAATACTGCAGTAGCAATCGGAAATGCGACAACTACCGTCCCAACAGGCACCATTGTATTTGATTCTGGTAACAATGCTACCTATCCACCAAACGCTACTTCTGCTCAAGGTGGAGCTACATTCAATGGAAATGTAGCAGTAACTGGAACAATGACTGTAGGCGGTTCATCTGTAGTTACACAAGCAACAATCGGTAATTCAACAGTAGGAGCTACTTTATATGTTTACAATAACGCATGGGGAGGTTTTTAATTTATGCCAGCAAATACAGTACCTATTTTTCCGTCTACACCTAAAATAAATTGGGGGCAAGTTCAAACAGCCGATGCAACAGCAAGTAAAAACCATGATGGTTCAACTACAAACGCAGTTTTATTATTCACTGCAGGACCAAACGGTTCAAGAGTTGATGAAATAAAAGCATTACCACTTGGTACATCTGTTGCAAGTGCCTTAAGAATTTTCATCAATAACGGTTCAGCTAACACAACTGCTTCAAATAACACTGTGTATGCGGATGTAACCTTACCATCTATTACGATTTCAGAAATTAACGGACAATCAGAAGTAATTGTTCGTCAACCTAACGACAACAGAGCACTTGTATTGCCACCAAACTACAAGTTATATGCAACAATCGGTACAACTGTTGCAACTGCTTGGGAAGTGGTAGTGCAAGGCGGTGACTTCTAATGCCGATAGCAGGATTTAGCAGACCTGGTGATGGAGCAGGCGGTCTTAAAATTGCCGATAAATTAAACTTTGTTGCTAATTTGAATACAAAGGGACAAAACGCTTCAATGAGTGATAATACATCAGTTTTGGTTAGTAAAGTGTCTAATTTAGGGAATGTAGGAAGTAAACAATATGCTAGTGGTTCGGGAACTTCGAATGGTTCGACAAACGCTATAATAGCTGGATTAGCTTTTGCTCCTAAGTATATTATTGTTAGATATACTTATGGATCTAATCCTATATTCCATACAATAGCAAGTTCACCAGCAATAAACGGTGTCAATAGTTCAAATAATGTGGCTATAAACGTTGGTAGTGGTGGGGCTAGTGGATACACGACTACCTCAGCAACGACTAGCGACGGGGCTACATTCACCACACTAGGGCCAAGTCTATCATATACTTATGAAGCGTTTGGAAGTTAAGAAAGAAGAATAATAAAACGGAAGATATTCTCTAACTATTATTTAACAACTTAAACACCACATTCATGTAGGTGTATTTTTTATGCCTTTTATACGAAAGGAGCAAGATAATGACTCCAACAGAAGCAGAACGATTAACAAGATTAGAAACACGACTTGAAACAATCGAGGAAGCAATCATGAAACTAGATATGAAATTAGATGCATGGCAGAGTCATTTTGTTTCAAAAGAAATGCTTGAAGACAAATTGAGGTTAAGAGATGAACGATTAGATCGATTAGAGAGAGAAAAAGCAACTCATAAAAATGTGTTGCCGATGTGGGTTGCTGTTGGAATTTCACTTGTTTCAGTAGTTTTATCCTATTTCTCACACAAATAAGGAGGTGAACAAGTTGCGAAAGGCAAACGATTGGATAGGTGAAAAACTAGCCTACTGGATGAGTACCATGCATTGTTTTTATTTAATCGCCATAATGGTTGCTTTACCTCTCGTGTGGCAACGTCCTACTAATCTAGTAGGGTGGATGCAGTATTTAATCTCAGTATTCTTTCAAGGGGTAGCACTTCCTGTACTTGGATACGTGGCTAGGCTTGCAGGAGAAAAGCAAGAAAGAGTACTGCAAGAAACACACGACACAGTTTTACAAGAACTAGCAGAGCTTAAAGAAATCCATAAAGACCTTCATCGGAAAGTTGGTGAGCTGAGTGGACAGTAGAAATGCTTATACGTTAGTTATCGCTTTATTAGCAACTCTAAAACTCGTATTAAATGCTTTTCACATTAATGTGATTACACAAGATGTTATTAATTACACAGCTAACCTCATAGCAGGAGCTGTTGTTGTATATGGGATTTTCAGTAAACATGAGAAAAAATCAAAATCAAAGGGAGAGAATTAAAATGGAAAAATTAAAATCACGCAAATTATGGATGGCAATTGTATCAGCTTTGTTAATGGTTGCAAATCAAGGGTTAGACTTAAAGATTCCTACTGAATCTGTATTAAGTATTGCAGGTGTTGTCATGGCTTATATCTTTGGTCAATCTTACGTGGATGGCAAACAATCTGCCCAACAAATTGCTCATCAAATCATTACGAATGCTCAACCAGAGCCACTAGAAGATACGGAATCAGCAAATGAAACACCTGCTGAAGAATCTGCTGAAACGACTCAACAACCTATTTTAGACGAACATGCACAAGCTCAACCAGAAGTACAAGTACAACCACAAGTAGTACAACCAATGCAACCACAAGTGCAAGCGCAATCTGTACCAGAACTTTTAGCGAAAATTGAAGCTATTCAAAAGGAATTAGATCAAGTAAAACAAGTAACTCCATCAATTCAATAAAGGAGGAATGGTCATGATTTTTATTAATAAAATTGCTCCATATGCTCAAA